GCAGCGCTTCTGCCAGCCGCAAGACGGCGGTCGCGGTCCGGGGTTCATGATCGCCCACGTCGACCCGCAGCACGACATCACCCCGCCCGAGCAACGCGCCCGCGAAGCGCTGACGCGATTCCTCACCCACAGCGGCTGGGAATCCCGCCCGCGGCAACGCGCTCGCCTGCGCCGCGACCCGTTCAGCACCCTGATCGCCAAGGCAACGCGCGAGTCATTGACCTATGACGCGCTGGCGATCGAAACCGAGACCCAGCGCGGCACCGGCCTGCTCGATGGCTGCTACGCGCTCGACGGCTCCACCATCCGCCTCTGCCCGGAAACCGGCTACCGGGGCGATCCCGACGTGTTTGCCGTCCAGGTCGTCACCGGCCAAGTCGTCACCACCTACACCCACGACGACCTGATCTACACCCCGCGCAACCCGCGCGCCGATGTGCGCCTGGGCGGCTACGGGCTCGGTGAGACTGAGTTGCTGGTGCGCGTCGTCACCGGCTTTCTCAACGCCATGACCCACAACAGCAAGGGCTTTGACGACAACAGCTTTCCGCGCGGCTTCCTGTCGCTGTTCGGCACCATCGACACCAGCCAGCAAGAAGCCTTCAAGCGCCATTGGCACAGCATGGTGCACGGCCCCAACAACCACTGGCGGATGCCGGTCCTGTTCAGCCAGGACCCAACCGGCAAGGCCGAGTTCACGCGCATCGATGTCGCCGCCGACGAAATGCACTTCGCCAAGTGGATGACCTTCCTCACCTCGCTCATCTGCGCCATCTACGGCATGTCGCCGGCCGAGATCAACTTCGATTCCTTCACCGGCGGCAACACCTCGGCCCTGGCCGGCAGCGACACCGCGCAAAAACTCGCCGCGTCCAAGGATTCCGGTCTGCGCCCGTTGCTGTCGTACCTGGAAGGGGTGTGCTCGGATGACCTCGTCGGCCGCTTCAGCGATCACTACTGCTTCCGCTGGACCGGGCTCGACGAGGACGACGCCGCGCAGCGCCTGGAAATCCGCAAGCTGGTGTTGACGGTGAACGAGCTGCGCGCCGAAGAAGGCTACGCGGCGCTGCCCGGTCCGTTGGGGGATGCGCCCATCAACCCGTCCCTGATCGGGCCGTGGATGCAAATTGCGACCGGTGGAGGACAGACAGATGATACGAGCGGCGCGGACGCGCGAGAGCAAGACGGGGCCACTGCAAGCGCGGACAGCAGCCAACCGGGCGGACCCGACGCGGGCGATCAGGGCGATCAGAAAGCGGCTGCGGCGGCTGCGACTGAGGACGCGCCGACAGCGGGCCGCCGAGGCCGTATGGGGGCTGACGGCGCAGGACGTGGCGACGGGGCTGAGGACGCTGGGGGGCGGTTAGCGAAGGCTGATCCTTATCATGACGACGATGGGCGATTTGCACGATCCCCGCAAGTGCACTACGAGAAACGCCAACTTCATGAACTCTACGACTTCACGCTGAAGCATCCATTGGCGGCGCCAGACGCCATGCTGGTGCGTCTCCAAGCATCCGACCTGGTTGCGCAGTTAGACAAAGGGCCGGCGGTAGAGGCCAGCGACGGATCGATCAAAGTGACAGGAAAGCAGTTGAGTCGTCAGCCGGGCGGCACGGCGCGCGGATATGGCTTGGTCAAGTTTATTTGGAAACACGGGGAGCGTGCGGGCGAGACGGCTGGCTATCATGTGACGCGCGGCGACGTACTGGCTCTGCCGGAAGTCATCCGCTCAACGCCGACGGCGATCGTGTCCGATGCCACCGGTCATCCGGTGCATTGGGAGTGGCGCCGCACGCGCTTCGATGGCAAAACAGCGGTCTATGGCGCCAGCCGCTTCACGTCCAGCGATGACCGCAACCATCTGGTGACGCTCTACATTGAGCAACCGGGACGGGTACAGAAAAGCGGCTCAAATCTCGGAGAGGGGCTGTTTACCCCCATGCCCCGGATACCGGCCTGTGACCTTTCAATCGTTCAACAGGCGGTTGAGCCGCTCACGATCTATTATTGCCCTGCCCAGACCGAAGTCAAGGACGCCATGGAAAAGGCCCTCCACGCCGTCGACCCCCAGGTTTGGACCATCGCCACGTGACGCCGGTCCAGGTCGCCTGCCGCGCCTGTGCCCACTGGGTGCGCGACACGGTAGGCGATGGCACGGGGTTGGGGTCCTGCCTGGCGCAGGCCCCAGCGAGCAAGCGGCCCGGCAGCTTATGGCCGGGATCTTGGTGCGTCTGCCGGGACTATCAGGAAGCGCCGAGCGTTCCAAGCCGATCGGCCATCACGGGCCGCTGATGCTCCGCCGCTTTTTGACCACCACCGTGGGGCGCTTGGAGGGTGCCGCGACGGGCGGGGCAGCGACCTGAACCACGGCCGTTGTCGGCTGCTTGGCTGGCTTCGCCGCCGCCGGTAGCTTCGCCTGCGCCGCCGCGTGCCGCTCCAACTGCTGCGCCCGCGCAAGCGCCTTCGTCGCCGCCGCCGCGCGGTCCTGCTCGACACTCACCCGCGCCAACTGCGCCGCGGCGGCCGTAACCACTCCAACGGGCGCGCCCTGCAAGTTGATCCGCGTCGCGCCCTCAATCAGCAGCCGGCGATAAGTGATGCGGGTGCAGTGATACGCGAGGGCCGCGTGCACCTGCTTGACGTTCACCTCCGGCCGGGTGGCGGTCCAGGCCAGGATCGGCTCCCGAATCCCGATCGCCAGCGGGCGCAGCGCGGCATCGTCGGCGGGGAAGGCCAGCGGGAACGCTTCGCGCAAGGCCAACAGCGCGCGGGAGGGGGGTTTCTTCAAGCTCACGTCGGGATGCTCCGTGGTGGGGGCCGCGTCCGTGCGGCCGGGGTTATCGGCGCCGATGATTCACCAGTCGGTCAACGCCCACAGCGTGTCGGGTAACGCTGGCGTCCAGGGCAGGGACTGGTCCAGCGCCGCGGACGCCTGGCTCCGGAACGCGCGCCACATCTGCGTGGACGACAACAGGATGCCGCGCAGGGCGTGGAACTGGATCAGGGCGCCGTTCACGTCGTGGCCATCGGCCTTGAGTTGGCGCAACAGGTCGCCGAGCGGCGAGCCGATCTGATTGAGCCAGGCCGAGCTGTTGATCATGCCGTCGGCGCTACGCCGGTCGGGCTTCGCCAACTCCGCCGGGTAGTGGTAGCGCGTGGCCGCCGCCCGCGCGGGGGCAAAGCGGTCAATCACCTCGCCGAGGATCGTGGGGGAGGCGAGCGCCACCGGCGCCGGTTCCGGCAACGGCGCGATCCCGACCAACACCCCGTCGCGCAGCGTCACCAGGGCGCGTAGCTGGATCTCGACGCCTGCGCCGGCGGGCGGCGGCAGGCGCGAACCGCCGAGCGCGCCGAGCGTATCCAACACCGTGCGCGTCCACTCGCGCAGTCGGGCGGCGCGCGGGGTATGAATCAGCAGGCACAGCAGGTAGACACCCCACACCGAGAAGATGCGCACCTGCGGCGTGCGCCCGTCACGGATCACCGCGGACATGCCCGCGAACTGGCCCCGGTTGCGGTGGAAGGTGTTCTGCACCAGGTGAAGACCTTCGCCCAGGGCGGCGGCGAGCGTTGAAGCGGCCAGCCAGGGGGCGCCGTCGCGCTCGATCACACGCAGGGTGGTGCCCTCGAAGTCGATGGTGGCGGGGATGGGTTGGGGCACGGCAGAGGGAGCCGCGTACCGTCCGGTCTTGCGGATGGTCGGGAGAATCTCCTCCACCACCAGGCGCTCGAACGCCTGGGCGCTGTCCAGGGTGGAACCGAAGATTAGACGGTAGAGGTCTGGCTCGCGGATGACGCGGGCCTCCTGCATCCGCCCCAAAGCATCCGGGATGGGGTGCAATTCCTGCACCCCACGGCAGTGGGACTTAACGGCAGTTGTCGGGTCCTTGTAACCGAGGGCTTCAGCAACGTCCTTGGCGACAAACAGCGGTTCGCCGTTGTCGTCGGTCAGGACGCGGACTTTGTGGGACTCAAACGAAAAGGGGACCAGGTTGGTCATGGCATAACTCCAGAGCGTCTTTCCCGATGTCAAACGGGGATAGCGGACCGTGCGAGGTTGACATACCGGGCTCTGGGTCCGGCGCACCCGAAAGTGCCCCCGCACGGCCCTAAACTGGAGCCGCGCGTTCGTCCATAAAAAAACCGCCAAGGCGGCGGTTGTCCGCCAGAGTCTTCCGGGATGTCAAGCCCGACCGCTGGGACCCCAGCGGCCCGCAGAGCATAGGTCGGGCGGGGCGCGGGTGTCAAGGCAACACAGGCGCGCTTGACGGTATGGATAATTGTCTATATCGTTATCCGCATGAACTTCACCTGGGACGAATCAAAGCGCACCACCAACCGGAAGAAACACGGGATGGACCTGGCCGCTGCGGCAACGGCCTTCACCGGGCACACGTTCACCTTCGAGGATCGGCGCTTCGCCTATGGCGAACACCGATTTATCACCCTGGGGCTGTTGGGTGTCACCGTGGTCGTGATCGCACACACGGAAACATCCGACACGATTCACGTCATTTCCCTGCGCAAGGCCGATAAACATGAGCAACGCCACTATTACCAGCAAGTGGGATGATACCGACCTGGATACGGCGCCGCCGGTGACTCAAGAGGACCTGGCCCGTGCCGTTCACCGCGTCGGACTACAGCCCGCGCCGGGTAAAAAAACCAAGATCAGCATTGCCCTGGACCCGGACGTGGTGTCATGGTTCAAGCACCAGTCAGGCGAGCGCGGCTATCAGACGCTGATCAACGCCACGCTGCGCGAGGCCATGCAGCGCCGCACCCTTGAAGACACGTTGCGGCGGGTCATCCGCGAAGAGCTTCATCCCGCATGATGTGGACGCGCGAGGGTGGGCGGCGCGCAGCGGCCCCGTCAGTGACTCAAGCGCCGCCCTCAGACCACCACAGAGCGCACCCCGGATCACCCGCCTGCACCCCCAGGTCGCGCTCCTGGCAGCGCCCGGCCACATAGGCGGAACACGTGCCACAGGTCGGGCGCGGGGCGCCTTGCGCAGCCGTCAGAGCGGCCATCTGATCGGGCGGCAGCGCCACGGGCGCATCCATGAACATCACGCTGGCCCCGCCATAAGCCCGCGCCCAGGCCACATCGCACAGCATGTTGGCGTAGGCAAAGTGCGGGTCCATGCCGACCTTGCTCACCTTGGTCCGCCACCGCCCGGTCTCGCCGTCGCGCTCCGAGATCAACGCGACACGCGTCAGATGCTCAAAAATGATGTCGCGCAGCAACAGCACGCGCCGCGGCGGCCCATCGCGATAGTCGCACTCCAGGCCGCCCGGATCGGGGAACAGACAGGTCGCCCCGGTGATCCGCGCCACCGAGGCTTGCATCGCCTTGTACTGGTTCAGCCGCACCGTCCAGCGGTCCCGGTCTTCGGTGTTGGTCTTCTGGTCGGTGCGCGCGATCTGATCGCCCCACACCTGGGTATCCGCCTGATCGCCATAGCTGGCCACGAACACCCGACCCGCCAGCCGATTGGCGAAGCGCTTAGCGTCATTCCAGTTGGGCAGCCCCTCCACCACGCAGCACTGCACCCCGTACTGCGCCATCAGCACGTCGCACCGTGCGAAGGGATCGGCGTCGAAGATCGCCTCGGCATGAATCAGCGCTTGGCGGCCGTCGGGCAGCCGCGCCTTGATCAGCACGCAGTTGAACCCGCCCATCTGATCGATGCCCATGAAGGTCTCGCGCCCGCTGGTCTGCCACCGCACCCCGACCAGGGCGCCGGCCGCCACGCACGCCTGCAGGTGGTCGCGCGTCACCGGGATCTGTGACGGGTCGGCGTAGGGCCGCCCGAGCTTGCGGTTGTAGAAACTCGCCCGCTGCTCGCCGGTCTGCATCGCCTGCCACTCGGCCAGCAACTGCCCCGCGGTCACCGTCGGGCTCAACACCTGCGACAGGCTGTAGCTCTGGATCGCGCGCTCGGGGAACTGCGCCCGCCACTCACCGTGCTGCGGATCATCGATCCACGCCCGGCACGTCGGGCAGCGGTAGCGGTAGGCGTCGGTGGCGGGGTCCAGGGCGATCACCTCGCCCAGCCGCTCGGGCAGGTACTCCGACAGCACGGCACTCTCGCCGCACCCGGCGCAGCGCGTCCAGAATTGATGCTGGGTGCCTTGCAGGTACCAGAAGTGAATGTCGGCATCCGGCCATTGCGGAGTCGACAGCAGCAGCGTGAAGCGAATCAGCGACGCGCTCAGGCGCTCGCGCACCTTGCTGACGTCGCCGGGGCTCATGTTCTGCACCTCGTCGAACGACACCACGTCCGCGGGGAAACTCTCCGTCATCGTCGCGCCCGATGTCCAGAGGAACAGAAAAATCGACTCCCCCAGGGTGCGCGTCAGCACGTTACCCTCGCCGGTGCGCTTGCTCGCCCCGTCGGCGTCGACGCTGATCGTCATCCGCTTGTAGATGTCCGGCACCGAGCGGACCAGGCGCATGAACCGGTGGGTCGACTTGTAGGGCGCCAGCTTGGAGTCTGGCACGTACAGGGCGATGGTCGCCGGCTCCCACTTCATGGCCATGTAGAGATCGGCTAAGACTTCCCACACCGTCAGGCCCATCTGGGCGCCTTTCATCAACACGATCATCCGGTCATAGGCGTCGGCCGGATGGGTCGGGATCAGGTCATAGATCGCATGGAGCGCGGGCCGGTTGTCCAGCGTGAAGGGATGCCCGTCGACCGCCAGGCCGGCCGCCGCCAGCCTCCCGCACCAGGCCCGAAACGACTCGTCCTTTCCTGGGGCGATGCTGGCATCCGTGGCCAGGGCGCGCTTGCGGCGGCGGCGCTCAAGCTCGGCGGCGGCGCGAGCCTTGGCGGTTAGGGCGATGTCAGGCGCTCCCGTCGCGGTATCGGCGAAATCTCCTGATACATCGCATCCCCCCAGCTAAACCGCATCGCCCTTGAGCATCACCGGCTTCGCGAAAAACACCGGACAGTCGCGCCCATCACCCAAGTGCCGACAGGCGCTCGGGCTATCTGGCGCCCAGTACGGTACATCGGTGCGTCCGACAAGGGCGCGGCAGACGCCAGCGTTCATGTAAGTCGCCTTCCAGTGCCAGCAGTTTCCGCAGAGCTTTGGGGCGTTAGACATCGACCAACAACTCCAGCACGGCCAGCGACGCTTCTTTGTTCTTGTGCTGCGACCGGCGATTGCTGCACTCGACCGCGCACCCCGTGGGTAAGTGGACGATGCGCACGCCGGTGTTTGGTTTTCCAGTGATCATGCCCGTGGTCGGCTTGGGTGGGTGGATTGTGATGATCAGGTCTTCGGGGTTGAGCATGTCATCGCGTCCAATCGTGCTCTAAGTACCCTGACTCGCTGTCGATCTCGACAGCTTGCCGCGGGGTCAGTCCAGCGGCCTTGATGGACGCGCACATAGCCTCTTTTGCAGATTCAGACCCGGCGGCCCAGGCTGATCGAAGGTCTGCGACGCTGATGATCATATTAAAGCCTCTCCCGAATAATCGCACCACGCTTTGCGAGCCCGTGCCCACGCGCCCATAAACTGCTGCACGGTCGTGATCTGCGGTTCACCATGAAACCCAGGCATCGCAGCGTCAAACGCATCTGCTGCGACGCGTAACGGATGATCATCAGGCAATTCGTCAGCGTCGGCACGGGCGCGCATTTTTTTGGCTATGTCAGTTACGCTCATTGCTCGTCGGCCTCGCGCATCGCCTGATCAATCCGCAGCAGTTCGGCTTTGTAGATCGCAGCGTCCATCGCGGCCTTTTCTTTCTTGGTCATCGCCATGTCATTTACCCCTCACCATCGCCTCAAGTTCCGCGTCGCTCAGCTTCGTGATGTCTTTCGGGCCGGGGTCGTCGAGTGACCACGCCTTGCGCTCCAGCGAATGGATGTTCATGAGAACCTCGCTCGATATCTTTGCCGCCTTCAAGTCGTCGAACGCCAGCGCCTTGGCCTGCTTATCTTCGGCCGCCTTGTGCGCCCTGACCGCGGTGTACAGCATTCCCCGAACCACCCCAGGCTCCTCCTGGTGGCGCCGCTGGACTTCCGCCGCTCGGTCGGCTGCTGCATTGATTGCTTCGGCTTTTTTAACGGGGTCTGCGTTGACTACGCCGTTGACCTTTGCGTTGACTTTTGCGCGAATCGCTGCGCCAACATCATCAGAAACGCGCCATTCTCCGCGGGTTGCCTTGCGCGAGATCGCCGCCTTGTCAACATGGTGCCGGCCTTCAAGCTCGCGCAGGGTGGCCCCCGCCTCAAACTCGGCGCGAACCGTCTCCCACTGGTCTGCGGTTAGCCTTGGCATAGCGTCGGGGTCCGCCCGGTATGGTCCTGGTATCGTTGAAGTGCGACCGCAACATACCCAGGGGATATTTCGCTCGCCCGCACGCGTCGGCCCAGGTTCTCGCCTGCGATAATGGTTGTTCCGGAGCCAGAGAATGGTTCGTAAACCAGCTCGCCCGTGTCGGTGGTGAGTTTCATGAAGAAACTCGGCAGCGTCACAGGGAACATGGCCGGGTGGTCAGCTTTTTCCATATTGTTTTGCAGCCAAAGCACATTACTCGGCCTTGCGATTCCGCTTCGATACTTTCCGTCAACCCCGACATTTCCATTCACAGACAACCCGCTTTTGTCCTTGTCGTACACCCTGATCATTTTCGACTCCTTACCCGCGCATCTCGGGTTAAACTTTATTTTTTCCCGTCTCGTAAAGTGATAAATATCCTCATAAAGATCCACCATTGACGCATCACCAATGTCAGCAAATCTTTCGGTATCGACATCAACGCACTGAACCATCCAGGTTATCTTGTCCCTTTTCGTGAAAAAATGCACTGGCTCGAAATCATTCTTCAACCTGTCCATCCAGGCACCAGGCAACCCCGGCTTAGCCCAAATCAACTGATCGACATAGCGCCATCCAGCAGCCCGTAAGACCTTAATCGTCTCGAAAACATACAGCGACCGCTCGCCGTCTTCGACGTGCTCCTTGATGTTGACGAAGAAGCTCCCATCGTCGGCCAGGTACCGCTGCACATTTGCTGCCACGCCCGCGAACCACTCCGGATACTGATCGACTGGCGTTCCACCATAACTGCTTTTGCGCTGCATGGCGTAAGGCGGCGAAGTAAAACAACAGTTGGCGAGTTCCCCGCCCATCAGCCGACCGATGTCCGCTTCCGACGTACAATCCCCGCACAGCAGCCGGTGATCACCAAGAGCCCACAACTGGCCCGTGACAACACCCCACTTCTTGCGCAACTCCTCTGCTTGATCAACCTGCGGCGCGGTATCCGCATCAGCGTCTCTGTCCCCATCAGGCGTCGACTCGACCCCCCCCATCAGCGCATCCAACGCCTCCGCATCAAACCCCGTCAGGTCCAGGTCGTAGTCCTCCAGCCGCAAATCCTCAAGCTCCAGCGCCAGCAACTCTTGATCCCACTCGGCAAGATCGGCCATCCGGTTGACGCTGATCCTGAACGCCTTGATCTGTGTGTCAGTCAGGTCATCGGCCAGCAGCACCGGGACCGTCTCAAGGCCCAGGCTGCGCGCGGCCTTCAGGCGCAAGTGACCGTCGACCACCAGTCCGTCCGATCTCGCCAGAATCGGCACTTTGAACCCGAACTCACGGATCGCTGCGGCAACGCGAGGCACCGCATGATCGTTCTTGCGCGGGTTGCGCGCGTACTCAACAAACCGATCCAGCGGCCAATACTCAAGCTCTTGATGCTCAATCACGAATGCACTCCCGCAGGCTCCCCCACAAACTTCACCACCACCCGGCTCGGCTGCTCCAGCGTCGGCTTTGGATTCAGCACGCACGCCAGGCCCGCCAGGCGCCCGTTCGGCATCGCCGCCCCGCAGGTGCAGATCGCCTCAACCCGGTCGGGCGCCTCGGCTTCGCACTGCGAACACCGGTACACCGCCCCCCCGGCCGGCCCCTGACGGCGCATGACCCGGCCAAAGCAGACCCGGCACACGTGATTCGTAAACTCCCACAGCGCGCCATCAGCCATGCGCGGACACCCCGCGACTGATCAGCGCTCCAGGCGCCCGCGACGCGGCCCACAGGGCAGCCTCAACCAGTGACGCGGCAGAGCGCGCCACGGGGCGCCCGTCGACCACCAGCAGCAGCGGCGCCAGCGGCACCGCCCGGCACGGCGGTTGCCCGCGGCGGTTCCGCCCGATCCGCACCTCCCGCTCGCGGTTGTAGCAACTCACGCAGATCCCTGTCGATGCGATGATCCGCAGGTTGGACCTCCCGCAACGCACGCAGACATGGCCCGCAGGCACCGCAGGAGCGGCCTGGGAGCCCGCGCCGGCATGTTCCGCCCCGATCGTACAGCCGCGGCACAGCCGGGCGGCATTGGTCGCGTCAGCGGTCAGCCCGCGCTGCCACAGCTTGGCGCACGCCGACGGCAAAAGCAGAAGCCCTCCCGATTGCCTGGGGCACAGAAAGGTTTCAGCAGAGTGATTGCACATCGTTCGGCTCCGGTGTCAGGGCTGCTGATGGATTCGATCACGCGTTAGAAGGGGATATCGTCGTCCCATGCCTGTTGGTCGGGCGGCGGCGCGTCGGCGCGTCCTGGGGCCGTTGGCGCGGCCTGGGAGTAGCTTCCGCTGCCCAGCATCGCCATCACCTGCTCGGGGTCGATACGGAACGCCCGGCCCAGCACGGCGGCGGCGCGCGTCTCGGCGGACTCGTCGCGGGTCCGGGGCTCGAAGGCCAGGCTGAAGAACCGGCCCTTGCTGCCATCCTTGACCCATGCCGAAATCCAGAACTCGGCGCCGTCGATCAGGGCTGATCCCTTGTGGGTCGGGTGCCGGTCGGACGTGGCTTTGTCGTTGCGGAAGAGGGCGCCGGACAGGTCGCGTGGTTCAAAGGCCATGGCTAGGGGTCTCGGTGTTTCGCTCAGCTTCGTCTGAGCCGGGTTCGTAGTCGGCGCGCGGGCAGTCGGCCAGCGGGGCGTTAGGCCACGTTTTTTGAGCCATATAACAACCAGTTGGGCGGGTATGCGCGCATGACCAGCAGGTCAAGGATGGCGTTTTTAGGTTGGTTATTTCGCAAGGTTGGTTACACCGTTGGTTACGATTTTTTTCTTTATATTTCATATCTATAACCAACCTAACCAACCTAACCAACCTAAAAGAGAGTTATATAAAAATCGACGACAATAATCGACGACAATACCAAGGGGCCATATTGCTATTTCCTGGCGAAGAAATGAAAAACGCAAAAAGGTTGGTTAGGTTGGTTATGCCTTTGATGTCCTTAATAAAAAGGTTGGTTACTGAGGTTGGTAAGAGGTTGGTTAGGTTGGTTATTTTTTCTTTGGCCGGTAACACCACCCGCCTCCTGTAAGCTGCTTGCGCTCCCATCCTGCGCGCTTGAAGATCGCCGACACCCGCATCTGATCGGATCGAGTCTGCTTGCCCTTGTCGATGTTCAGGCAGGTGAACAGCGCGTCATACGTGGTGGTCTCCGGCTCTACTGGCGGAAATTTCAGGGGCGCATCCTTTATGATCTGAGCAAGCATCGCATGAATCGGCGTTTCCCATGGGTCCCCCACATAGCTTGCTTCCTGGTGCTCGATAGCATTGGGTATCGACCACCACTTGCCGGTCGTCCCATTAGCGACCCATGTCATGGCTTCGGCAAACAACTCGTCGCGCACCGCGGTAACGCCTTCGGCATCGATCTCGCTGTTCACGCGCACCGGAAGGAATCGACGCGCACCGGTGGAGTCTGTTTGCCAACTGTCGCTGTTGGTTCCGCCGACGAAGATGCACTGGCGAGGATGGCGCTGATGTCCGGTCTCAAACAGCCCGCGGTAGTTGTCCGTTTGGCTGGTAATAACCTGCTTGATCCGCGTCGTCTCGGCCTTGCTGAACTGGTCCAGTTCGCCAAAGTCCGCGCACCATATTCCGCGCAGACCGATGAAAAAGTCTTTGCTGTTGAGGCTATCAACCACTTCGGCGTACCAAGGGGAAAACAGCGCAGACCATAGTTTTGTCTTGCCTGCCCCCTGAACGCCCTCAAGGATCACCATCAAATCGACCTTGCACCCTGGCTTGATGATACGCAGTACAGCGGAAATAAACAGCGCTCGCGCGACTGCGACATGATAGGGGTCTTCCCGCTTCGTTCCGCAGAACACACTGAAAAATTCATCAATACGCGGCGTTCCGTCCCATTTCAGCCCATTCAGATAGTCGAGCACTGGGTTGAACTGGTTGTGCTCCGCGACTGCTGCCAGGGCTTCCGCAACATCCGTAGTCGGGACCTTCTCGCCGGGTATCCAATGCCGCTCGATTTCGGCCTTGATCTTGGTTACCGCTACCTTTTTGGCATCCTGGCCGTCGATGCTGACCTGCTCAGAAAACAGGTTCAGCTTGATGCGGTCCTTGAACATCGGCGCGTTCTGAAGGATCAGGATCAGGTTGTGAACCCGGCATACTACTTGGTCGCTGCCGTCATTATTGACTTTGACGATCAGCGCGTCGCGCCAATCGCCCGCGGCGCGTCGTGGCGCCTCCTGCTTTGGCTTAGACTCCGGCTTCCGCTTGATCCGGTCCAGAATATTGGCGACCACCGCGGGCTCTTGCCCCGGATCGGTGGGCTTATGGGTCATCACGCCTTCACCCCATAGATCGCGTAAAGCGCCACCACCAGCCGTTTCGCGGCCAGTATCTCGCGCTCCGAGATCGCATCCGGGACCGCCTGGATGTGCTGGTAGCGATTGCGCGTGGCTGCATCGATCTGTCGGTAGGTCACCCGCTCGCCGATCGCCATATCCAGAATCATCAGTTCCGGCCAGGCGGCGGACTCAAGCTCGCGCTGCATCGCAACCGCGCGGCGGCGCTTGGTCTCGCCGCGATCTTCAGGCTGAAGATCCATCCCGGCCCGGCCGGCGAGGGCTTCCAGCGCCTTGCGGAAGCTCAGTCGGTCATACTCTTGAAGCCAGTCCAGGGCATCGCCGTGCGCCCCGCAACCAAAACAGTGATAGAACTGCTTGCTCGGGCTGACCGTGAACGATGCGGTTTTCTCGTCATGGAACGGGCAGCACGCTTGATAGTCGGTCCCGGCCTTGCGCAGTTCGACGGCATCGCCGATCAGATCGACGATATCGGTCGCGGCAAGAATGGCGCCGATATCGCACCGGTGGATGGTGTTGAGCGTCCGCGGGCGGTCGCTCGGTTTCTGACCGGCTGGCAGACAGTCATAGATCAGGTCCATACTGGGGCGGATTGCGGCCTCGTAGTCCTCGCGACTCATGTCAGGTCCTCCGGTGACCGGGCCACGATGGCGAAGCCGCCCGCATCGGTAACGTGATCGCGGAAATGCTGCTGCTTGACTCGCTCGCGCCCGACCAAAGTCTTGACCTCGACCGCAGCAAACTGCGCGATGGTCGTCCCAATGTCATCAAGTCTGATGATCCTCGCGCGGTAACCGATCAAGTCTGATGATCCCTTGCACAGCCCGGCGTGAAGCGGGCGCGGATTTTTAATCAGCACTGAGCCGTCGGGTAAGTGGACGACTTTCCCAACCCAGCCAACCCCGACGTTGTTCCTCCAGAGGGTCAGCCCAGCATTGCTTGCAACCAAGCGAACGGCGTTCTGAATGTCGTGCTCGACTGTCATGCCGTCACCTGCTGCGCCGCCCGTTGCTCAGCCTTCGCCTGCCGGGCCTGCCACACGAACCGCGCCCAGCCGGGCTTATGCCCCAGCTTGCGGCCCAGTTCTTCGAGTTCTTCGATGGTCTTCGCCGCCGCTTGGGCCTGCTTCGCAGCGCGCCGTACTTCCATCGGGTCCACCTGCTCTAGCTCGCCGTCGACCTCTTCGATCTCGCGCGCCTGGACCGGGTACAGGAATCCGCACTTCGGGCAGCGGGGGGCGGGGCGGTGGACGTGGTAACAGTTGTCGCACTGGCGAACCGGCAGCGCGTCCGGATCGGCGGGTTTCTTGGCGCCTTTGGGGCGGCCCATCAGCGACCACTCGCGATCGTCGTCCGGAAGGCCGTGGCGATAGACGTTGCCGACGTGATCGAGCACGACGGCGCGGGTCTTCCCCGGCGCCGGGCGCAGCACGCGTCCGACTTGTTGCAGGTACAGCCCCAGCGATTGCGTCGGCCGCAGCAGGATCGCTGCCGACACCACGGGAACGTCAACACCCTCGCTGATGATCTCGCAGGACGTTAGCACCTGGAGCCGGCCGGCACCCAGGTCAGCGATGCGCGCGGCGCGTACCCCCGCATCCATCTTGCCGTCGACGCTGGCCGCCGAATACCCAGCCGCGATGAATTGCTCGGCCACATGCTCAGCATGGGCGACGCTGGCGCAGAACGCGATTGCGGGCTCGCCTGGGCACAGCCGCCGATAGTGAGCGACCGCATCGCCAGTGATGCACGGCTTATCCATTGCGGCGGCAACCTCGCCGGCGGCGAAATCACCGCCACGGGTGGAGACTCCGGACAGATCGATCGGCGCACCGCGTGGGGCGTAGACCACAGCAGGCGACAGATAACCGCGGGCCGTCAGCTCGGCCACCGTCGGGCCTTGAATCATGTGATCGAAGATTCCGCCAGCAACAACGCCCAGCCCCTGGCCGTCCAGCCGCTGCGGGGTCGCCGTGACACCGAGGATGCGCGCGTCATCGTAATAGGCCAGCACCTGACCCCATGTCGTTTTCCCGGTCGCATGGTGGGCCTCGTCGACAATGATCAGGTCCGGTCGCCAGCGCAGCCGCTCCATGCGTTTCACCAGGGTCTGCACGCTGGCGATCTGCACCCGGTGACCCTGAAACGTCGACATGCCCGCGGAAATCGAACCGTGCGCGACGCCAAAGTCATCGAGCGTCCGCGAGGTTTGGCGCAGCAATTCGCGCCGATGCACCAGGATCAGCACGCGTTTCTCTTTCGCTGCGGCCTGGTCGGCGATCGACGCGAACGTGACCGTCTTGCCCGAGCCGGTCGGCATGACCAGCAGCACGGCGCGCAGCCGACGGGCATAGCACGCCCGCGTCTGCGTTTCCGCACTCGACTGGTAGTCGCGCAGAATGATACTCACCGCCGCGCCCCCTCACGCTCCCGCTGACACCCCACGCACCGCCCATAGTGCCGCCGTTGCTCGGTCAGCGCCTCGCCGCAGTCCGGGCAATGGGTCGCATACCGCAGGGTGCCACGGGCGTGCTCGATGGCGCGGGCCAGGTCGGCCTCGATGCGTTGTTGGGCGAAATCGGCGTCATCCATCAGGCAGCTTCCTGAGCAAACAGACTGTCTAAAACCCACTTTGGGTATTGGTTGACGATGCCGAAGCGCGGGTCGGGGACGTGACCGATGATGATGTCGTGCTCCTTGCAGAAAGTCGTGGCGACCTTGCCCATCTTGGCCGCGTCGGCATACGGCAGGCTGCCGCCGAGCTTGGCGTAGCGGTGCCAACCGATGACGGTGAAATAGTCGTTGGCGGTTTCGATCTGCTGTAACTGGCGAGTGTTGCTGTCCATCTGCCGCTGCATGGCGGCTTGCGCGACCTCCACGGCCAGTTGCCGCTGCTTGAGTTGATCGACTTCGACCAGCGCGCGAATGTGGGCAGCGATGATGGGGTCGGTCACTGCTGGGGCTGCGGTCTTAGCTTCAAGCTCCTGCCAGCGATCGACCAAACGGCCGGTGAACTCGGGGGAGAGTTGGGCAACTACGATGATGGAATCACGTCGCCCAGTCTCTCCGGAAAATCGGTAAATCTTGACGGATTTTGGTCCGGGACCATCGTTGTGTACTTCCTGAAATTCAGGAAGTGTTATAACTCCTTGTTCAGCAAGCCGCACTATCAGCGCCCTCACGTTGTCGTGACGCTTCTCGACCAATGTGGAGATATCCAAACTGGTCACGCTCGCCGTCGCGCTAGGAAGTGCTACAATTTCATTCGTCATCGATCGATACCTCTATCTATCGGTTGGTGATCGCCGGCCCGGTGTTTGCGTCACCGTGTCGGCATTTTTTTGTGTTCGTGGCGTTCAATCCCGCCAGTCCGGGTCTTCGACAAACGGCACGCCGGCCGTGCGTTCCTGCTCCGACTCGCCCAGCGATTGCAGGCGCGCCATCCGGCAGCCCTCGCCCATCGGGACGGTGCGCTGCAAACACCCAAGCCCGTGAGGTGACCATGCCTCGCATCCAGCGCAGATTTCCGGATTTGCCTCGCTCATTGGTACGCCCTCTCGGTGCGATTCCCCGACACCACGACGGTGATCACCGGCCACAGGAACCCGGTCGCGTCGCGTTCGCCCACGCGCTCATCGAGCGGAAGCTGGATCTTCGGCTTGGTCTCTTTGCAGGCCGCGCACTGCATCGGCGTGCCGCCCGCCTTGTCCATCTGCGCCTGCCGCCGCGCGAGCCCGCTATGGTTGTAGGTCGCGCGCGTCCCACAGCAGCAGGTCTCCACCTCGTAGAACGATCGCTCTTGCTGATGGGCCGCGATCGTGATCTGGATGACCCGCGTATTGCCGACCACATCCCCCGGCCGGTAATGCCTCCATGTCTTGGAGCGGCTCACCGGTCACCCCCGCGCCCTACAGCGCCCCGCATATCCCTATCCTGCGCCGCCTCGCCACTGGCGTTTTCGTGATGCAGCGCCGATGCTTTCTCCGCAAGGTCGGCAGCAATCAGCCGCCGCACGTAATAGGAAACGCTGCGGTCTTCGGCCTTCGCCGATGCTTGCAGCGCCAGATAGGTCTGCGCGTCAACCCAGATTTTTATGTCGTGATCCACGAGTGGGGGTCTCATCAGTGGCGTCCATTGCATCCAAAAAAATGCCCGCCCGCGTTGCCGCGGACGAGCGCAAACCCCGCGAACGGGGACGAGGAGGACCTGGAGATCATTGGCCCGACGGGCACGGCGGTGCGGCCAGTTCGGCTTCGAGTGTCTTGATGCTGTCGTCGACGGCCAGGCGCTGCACTTCCCAGACGGGGTCATCGGCGCTGTATTGGACCAGGCGGTCCAGGAGGGCGCGCTGGCCGATCATCGCGGAGAGGAGTTCTTCGAGACGGCCGCGGTTGTTCATGGCGAGACCTCGGTGGGTGCGGGAAGGCGAGCGGGGCAGGGCTCCGACGCTGGCAGGTCAGCGCGGCGCAGCGCGCAGGCCCAGGGCGTGCGCAACGGGTCGGTGTTGCGGTCTTCGAACCGTCGGCAACCGATGCGCTCGCTGCCGCACGTGGTCCCCAGGCAGCGGCAGATATCGATGGGCAGGCTCATAGCGCCGTCTCCTCCGTGATGGCGTCTGCCCAATCGCGCAGCAGAACCACTGCGCCGGCCAGCTCGGCCGCGTGATGGGGCCAGGGATCGGCGGTGATCTGGGACATGTCGGCGGCGACCGCCGAGAGGCTGTCGGCGTGAATCCTCATCCTGACGGCGATCATCAGCGGATTGGGCGGGAGAGGCGTCGTCATGCCGCTGCCTCATAGCCAGAGCACACCGGAAGTTCTGGCCGCTCCGCGTGCTGGATGATGCGTTTGCTCGGCTCGGACAGGTGATCAGGGTGAGAGCACCCCGCCACGTAGCCGCGCCCTGGAACCACGTCCCGCGGCGGTGGCGGATGGCGGTCCGACTCAATGACGTGACGGCATGTGCCGCAGTGCTGCGGGGCAGTGGTCATGCCGCCCGCTCCTGGGGCTCGGGCGCAGTCGGCGGTAGGCCAGGCGCCGGCCCGAAGATATCCGGGCGCAGGTCATAGACCGTGACGGCGCCGTTGGTAGCGTGCTGGATGGCACGACACAACTGGGGTGCCACCGGGCGTATGTTCGTAACCATTTGATATAGATAGGCAGGGGATATCGTCAGGTCCTTTGCCAAGGCCCGGCGACCGCCGCTCGGTAACGAATCGTAGTAAGTGCGGATATCCATGTGCAGAAATATAGCCTCTGCTACATGTTTACGCAATAGCCAAAGCTACACTAGCGGCTGCTATTGTGCTGTCATGTCCAGACGTGACCAACTTCAGTTATTAGTAGACACCCGCGCCGAGGGCAACCAGGCCGCGTTTGCTCTCATGGTGCACAGAACACCGCCTGTGATCTGGCAATACCTGAGCGGGCACAGAGAGATGGGGGAAAAATTCGCCCGTCATATTGAGAAATGTTTGCGGCTCCCCGCTGGCTGGATGGACCAACCCCACGACGCTTTGCCCGATCGCCCCGCTCCCACCCAGCAGCCCGCGGAGGACAGCCCTGTAGGCGTGGCAGCGTCAGCCCTCACGCCACGCCAGCAGGCATTGCTCGGCTACTTCGACGGACTCACCGAGGCGCAGCAAGAGGCCGTGCTGCGAGAACTTTCGGAAAAGAAACAGGTGAACCAAGCGATCGTCGCGCACTTTCTCGCCCGGCAGAAAGCGTCGTGACGGGCGATGAGCGCGACCCCGGTGTATCGCAAGAAGATCACGCGGCCAGACGGGCTGGTGATTGAGGCGGTGGTGTGGCGCGTGGCCCCGCCGGTGGCGGGCTGCACCCACCCCTTCAAGTATCGGCTGTACGCGGGGCGGGACGGGCGCTGTGTGGTGCGCTACGACAACGAGCGCGGCAAAGGCGACCACAAACACCTGGGGCGGGTCGAAGTGGCCTATGCGTTCCGCTCCCTGGATCAATTGATGGCGGATTTCAGCGCGGACGTGAACCGGCTCGGAGGTCATGATGGCGAAAGCGGTAATTGAATTATCTGACTGGCAGCAGATGCAGGCCGAGCTGCGGCAGACGGCCCGCCGCTTAGACGCGGGTGCCGACCTGCCGGAAGCAGACTATCACCTGGGGTACGCCACCGCGGCGCAGCTCCTCGCGGACCTGACCCCGGCGCGGCTGACGCTCCTGGACACGCTCAAAGGGTTGGGGCCAGTGGCCGTTGAAGACCTGGCCGCGCGGTTGGAGCGGCCCCTCGGCCGCGTCCGCACCGATATTGCCAAGCTCCTGGATCTGGAGTTGATTACGCAGGATGCCGCGGGGGCAGTCGGTGTCCCGTGGGATGAAGTCCTGATTCGCCTGGCCAGCGTTGGTGCCCAGGCGGCCTGAGATGTCGTCATCCGAGGCGGCCGGCGTCGCCTCGTTGGTCATCAAGTCGTTCTTCTGAGTCGCCGGGGCCGGGGAGCATCCCCTGCCCTGCCCCCCTGACCCCCTGACCCGCTTCGGCGGGTTTTGTTTGCCTGCGCAATAAATATGTAGCAAAAGCTATTGACGCGGAATATAGCGATTGCTATATTTTATCCCAAGCCAGCCACATCGGCCGGCACCCACGGGAGACCGCCCCATGATCGCCGCAGCCCCTGCTGACCTGTACTTCCCAGGCATTACCACCGAGCACCTGGATCGCCGCGCCGTGCGCCGGGCGCACAACCTGCCGCGCACCGCCCGCGGGTTCGACCTTTACAGCACCAGCGGCCACCGCGGCCGGCAGATGCTCAAGCGCCGCATCCGGCGCCAGACCGGCTTGACCTCAATTCGCGGCCTGTAAGGAGAACGCCATGTACAACCCCCGCCTTGTGCTGGATGAAGACGACGCACTGGAGTTCGCCGCCGAGGAGAAGCGCTCGGAACTCGACGATCAGCCTTTCCGCGATGCGGTGATGGAACTGGTCTCGGGTCTGGACTTCAGTCAGCAGGTCGACTTCTACGCCCTGATCCGCACCGCAACCGAGCGGCTGGTCAAGCGCGCCGCCCTGGGCGCCAAGGCCGAAGCCCAGGCTGACCGGGCTGCCGACCGCGCCTTTTACAACAGCTACCGCTGACCTTTACATCGCCCGGCTTATCGGCCGGGCGCGGAGACACTGATGATGATCCCTGACGCTGCCACATTCCTGAGCCTGGTCGATGCAGCCCTACCGCTGGTGCTGACCCTGTTCGCCGGCTGGTTCACCTGGGGTTCCGCGCTGGAAGTCGAGCGCAAGAAGCAGCGCCAGCGCGCCCGGAAGCTCGCCGCGTGCAACGCGGGGGCCGCGCGATGACCGTCGCCGACATGAAATCCCTCCTGGCCAACTTCCCGGATCACTACCCGGTCGAAGTCGAGTTGCCGTCCGGCCGGGCATCCATGGTGGTTGGCGCGGACGCTGTCAAGGACAGCATGAGCGTCAATTCGGTCCGCATCATCGTGGCCGACGCGGAAGACGACGAATAACGGGACAAGCGACCCGAGCGGACAACCGCAAGACGCTGAGAGGACCAGCCTCTATACGCACTGGCCGCCAGGTGGGATTCCTGGCACTCATTCACCTAACGAGAGGATGGCGTCATGAGACCGCATCGAACCCTTCGCCGAACCGCGCCCCCGATGGCGCAGTACAGCCGCCTGTCGGAGATCGCCCGCCCCGCGCACCGCTGCGCCGACACTCAGATGCATCGCGCCTGTGATGACCTGATGCGCATCGCCATGGACGCCCGCCGTCACGGACTGACGGTGATCTCGATCGCGGCCAGACCCACGCCGCGGGTCTATGCCATCAACCCCCACCAGCCGCTTGACGCCGCGTAGGAGCCATCATGCTGAACATCCACCCATCCACCCCCGTGGCTGTCGCCGCTGCTGCCGCTGCTGCCGCGGGACTGCGCCTGCGCACCAACCGTCGCGGCGGCTGGATGACGGTCCCGGCGACCGCCCAGTTGCCCGTCGAGCGCCGCCGCGCCGTCTGGCAGCAGCAAGACCCGCAAGAAATCGCCGTCGATGCGCACTACAGCCGCGTCGACGCGATCACGGCCCGCCTGAAACAGCAGCCGGTCGGCGCGCTGCTGTCCCTGAAAGCCCCCGGCGCGGAGGCGAGCGCCGAACTCGAACGCCTGGCCTGGTACGTAGAGCAGATCGTCGGCGACATGGCCGCGATCCTGGCCGAGCAGCCGGAAGGGGCGCGGTGATGGCATCGGCATCACTCAGCACCCCGAAAAACGCGGCCCTGCGCGATGACATCCTCGCGCTGTTGAGTGACCAACAGCCGCGGACGGCAAAGCAACTGTTTGAGGCTAGCACCATCGCCGCTGGCGCCGGTGACGTAATGTCGATCCTCAAGCCAATGATCGAAGCGGGCGACATCCAGCGGGCTGCGCCCGTGGCGTCGTATCGCTTGGCCGCTTCGATGGGACCCCCTGACCGGGTGTTAGTGCCGCGTGGCGCCGAGCCGCTGCCGCCGACGGTCAAGCAAGACGACCTGATCGCGCAACTGCACCGACTGGAGCACGCGCCATCCGCGCTGTCTCTCGTTGACGCGCGCCGCCTGCGCGCCCTGGCCGAGACCGGCCTGTTTTTTGCCCACGTCCCGGACTGGTCGCTGTACCTGATCGGGCTCGCTGAGCGCATCGAGGACACGCTATGACCGCCATCGCCCGCATCGTCGCCCTGATGGCGACCCTGAGTATGCCCCTGAGTGCCCAGGCCGCGCCGTGGCGCGTCGATGAAATGATGGCCGTCACGGATACCGCCTCTGGGGTCCTCATCGCCGTCGGGTTCATGCCGGTGACCGCGTGCGATCACGCGGCGCTGTTTGTCATCGGCAACACCCGCATCACCCTCATCGGGCTGTCCGTAGACGGCCAGGCATTCGCCCCGGACGACGTGACTGAGGCGTTCGACTGGGGGGTCTATGTCGTCCTCACCGATGCGGCCCTGGATGCGCTGCGGCACGGCCGCCGCGCCTGGGTCATCACCGACCGCGGCCGGAGCGAAGTGTCGCTCCGCGGGTCCGCGACCGCCCTGGAGCGCGCCTACGCCGACTGCCAGCGGTTTGTGCAGTCGTCGCCAGCGCGCCCGCCGCTCAGCATCACCCCCTTCACCGCACAGTTTTAGGAACCTCCCATGCCCGTGATCACCGCCCGCGTCTCCAGAAACATCGGCGCCGTTCACGCCGACGGCGCCGTCCTGTCGACGCGCCGCCTGCCGGTTGCCGGAAAAATCCGCCCCGGCATCAAAGTGCTCACCAAGGCCGCCGCGGCCAACCCAGCGCTCGCCAAGTGCTACGCCGACGGACTCGCCGCGGGAGCCAGCTTTGACGAGATCAGCGTCGCACTGGGAAAGGTCCCCAAGGCGCCAAGCTGGCCGCTGACGCCGAAGAACGTCGGCTATTTCTCCGTCCGCCAAGGCGATTTTGCTACCCCTGGAGCAGCCGCCGAGATCATGGCGCGCTATGGCGAAGTCCGCACGGGCGACACCGAGCCGCGGCTGTACGCCTTCCCGATCATCTTCCCGTCCGACGCGCTCGACCTGGTGTTCCGCGAGCAGTTTGAAGCGTGGAAGGCCACCGAACTGCTGCGCTGGTCCGAGCCGGACCCGGACGCCGGCACGCTTCAGTGCATGAAGCGCGCCGATACCGCGCCGACCCCCGGCGCCGGGCGCCGCTGGGGCGGCCGTCCGACCGCGGTTGACCGTGCGTGCAATCCAAACGACTGCGACCTGTTCGCCAAGGGCGAGTGCAAACACGTCGCCACCTTGCACTTCTGGATCCCTGGCGTGAAGGGTGCAGGGGTCATCTCGATGACGTTCACCTCGCTGTACGCGTCCATGGGCATCGCCGAGACATTGGAGATGGTCCGCGCCGGGCTGGGGCGCATCAGCGGGCTGCACAACGGCGAGCCGATCTTCTGGCTCAGCAAGGGGCACGAAAAGGTCCGGCGAATGAACTGGGAGACCGGCAAGCCTGAGACCTCGCAGCAGTGGATTATCCGCCTGGAGGCGTCCGGGCTGGACATGATGGCGGTGCTCGGTGGGCCTGCGCCGACGGCCACGCTCCCGGCGCCGGCCCCAGTGCCGGCCTTGGCCGCGCCGGTACATGATCCGGAGCCAGCCCCCGCGGCCCCTGCCGTCGACCCCGCGCAGGCCGAGGGCCGCAAGTACTTGGGCGCCCTGTTCAGCACGCTCGGGTGGGACCGGCAGACACAGCAGGAATGGCTGGACATCAACTTCCCGGATCGTGGGCGGATGCCGGACGTGAAAACCCTGGCAGCGATGGCGGCGAAGCTGGAGCCCTTGCTGTCGGTGACGCGGCCGGCTATCGACGTTCCGGTAGAAACCCCGGAAGACCCGGCCGGTCAGATCCATGACCAGGCACCGCCTGTCGGCACTGACGAGGTACCGTTCTGATGAAAATCATGCACCTTGCCGACCTGCACTACGGTCCCAGGCATCTTGCCTGGATCGATCGCGCCATGACGCACGCCGTCGACACCGCCATTGCCGCAGGATGCGACCTTGGCGTGATCGCGGGCGATAGCTTCGATCACGCCCTGAGCGTCCATGAGCCGGCTTTCGTGGCCTACGTCCGGCAGGTCCTGCGCTTGGCCGAGCACATGCCCGTCGTCGTGCTTCAGGGCACGCACAGCCATGACCGGCCAGGGTCGCTGGATGTGCTCAAGGCATTGCCGACCCGGCACCGGGTCATTGTCGCCGACGACCTCGGCGAGTACGAAGTCGCTGGGGTGCGCGTCTGCACGCTGCCGAGCCTCAACAAGGCCGACCCGGACGTGATGGCGCAGGGCGCTCATGCCTGGACCGCCGCCGCGCTCGCCGAGTTTGCCGCCGCGCACGATGGCACCGACGGCATCCCCTCAATCCTGATCACCCACGGCACCGTGACCGGCTGTAGCACCGAGTCCGGATACGCCATGGTGTCTCCCGATTTGGAGTTCTCCGTCGAGAACCTGGCCGCCGCCGACTGCGATGCGGTCCTTTTGGGGCATATCCATCGGCATCAGGTTTGGCCCAACGTCCGCACCCCGAGCGGCGCCCTGACCACCATCGCCTATCCGGGATCGCTCGCCCGCTTGGTCCACGGCCATCATGACCCCGTTGGGTTTCTGATCTGGACCGTTGAGCCAGGCCAGGCGACGTTTCAGTTCCACCCATCCCCGGCCCGGCAGCTTCTCGAAATCGCCTTCGATGGCCTGCCAGACATGGACCAACTGCGCGCCCTGGCCGCGACGGTGCAGCCCGATGACGCGGTAAGGATCAGGTGGGTAATCGACGAGGAACACGTCGCTTCGGTCGATAAGCAACTGATCCGCGATCTGTTCGCCGTGGCAGAAACCGTCAAGCTCGAACCGCGGGTGCTGCCGGTGCAGCGGGTGCGCGCGGCGGGGATTGGGCAGTCAACGAGCCTTGCTCAGAAACTGGCGTACTGGTCTGAGACCACCGGGAGCGAGGCGGCATTGGCGCGGCTTACCGATCGGCTAGAGATGCTGCAATCCCGTGACGTGGCGCAGATCGTTGAGAGCATCACGGGGCAGGCGGATGAACAGATTACGATGAGGGCGGCAGCATGACACCAATCACCGCCACAATCGCCGGAGCCATTGGAACCAGGGATAGTCTAACAGTGGAGTATTTGCGGTCTGTATTGAACTACGAACTTCACGGAGAGTTTGCAAACCACGGAGATCACAAATGACACCAAAGCAATTCACTATAACCGGATCGTTAGGAATCAAAGCCGGTCTCAACCGCGACACTCTCAGCATGGACCTGAGCGCCATCCCAGATGATGCCTTGACGGTGGCGATTAAGGCAGACAATGGGGCTGGAAAATCAACAATTTTGAATATCGCATTAACGCCGTGGCTTGATCCTCCCATGCTTCCTGGTACTGTTTACGACGCTTTTGGAGAAACGGGATCGCGTGAACTCATCTGGTGTCATGGTGATCTGACATATCGAACCTTGATCCATTACAAAAATGGCAAGACAAAATCGACTCGCGCTTATCTGCATGTTCAGCAAGGCGACGATTGGCAGCCGGTAGCATTGCCTGACAATACCGTTTCTGATGGAAAGTCTAGTACATACCGGCAGTGCCTCTCCCACATCCTGGGCGACCCTGGGATCTACTACTTGTCGGCCTTCCGCGCCCAGAACGCCCCCAAGCTCGCCGAGCACGACGATCCAAAGGGCCTGATGCGCGCCCTGCTCAACCTTGACGAGCCCGCGCGCCTGTCGGACCTCGCTCGCGACGTGGCCCGCGATCTCAAGCGCCATCACGAAGGCTTGCGCGCTCAGGTTGCCAATCTGGACGGCCACCCGGCCCGCCTGACCGCCCTGGACGCTGCAATATTGGGTTTACGCTCAGGTCACACGGCCCGCGTCGAGGCCAAGCTGACTACCCTGGACACCGCCGCCCGCGCCAAAGCCGAATTGGATCGAGCCGTCAGCGGAGACCTTGACCGTCAACGCCTGATCGACCAACGCGCCGCGGTACAGCGCCGGCTGGACGAGGCGACCGGCAGCACGACGGATGCGATCCAGCAAGCGCAGCGCGCCCACGCAGCGGCCGTGCAGCGGGTCGCCGATGCCAAACGCCACGCGACCGCCACGCTGGCCACCCTGAACCGCGACCTGACCGCCGCGCAGGCCCGCGCTACCGCCGCTCAAGCCACGCTGGACCAACGCGACGCGATCACCCAAGCGCAGGCCGATGTTGACGCCCTGGCCACGCAGATTGCAGATCAGGA